TTTATATCTCTCGTTATGGTCGTAGCGCGGGATTATCTCCGATTGGAGGACGACTACACTCTTATGTCTAGAGTGTGTGCCCTTGCAGCGGGCAGCTGCTCATGTCGTTGGGTCGCATTAGCAGCATGGCGACAAGGCCCTACTAGTGAAGGAGGCCACTTGTGGCGCGATATGGCGTAGAGTACGTCAGTAATTATCGCTGCTCTACACGAGCGCGACAGGTCCTCAAGGCGCTCGGAACTTCAACCAACGTGGTTGTGGATTGGACTATGTTCAATGCACTCACAGCAGCTGGTTTCGACCTTGTGCCGGAAAGGGACAACAAAAGTGTCTGGACCTCAGCGTGGATTAAGGAAGGACTCTCCAAATTTGGAGATTATCTTCCAACCTCCCTTGAGGAGTGGGAGCTCGGAAGTTTCCGTCCTGACAGGTATAGCGCCAGTCAGCTCGGACGAGTTCCAAGACAACGTCCCTTCAACGAAGGAGACGGAGCGACCGCTAATCCCGGAACCCGTGCCGTGGGACGACGAACCATCGGCTCCGCGAGTCACAGCACCCCTCGAGATCAGGGATCTCGTCAAGCTGTCGTTGATCGACGAGCAGACGTACTACCCGATCGAGGAGCTGGAAGCGTTGGTGACACTCCGCTTCGAATCGACTCCAGGGTTTATGAGCACGCAAAAGCTGCTACACGCGCGCTTGCGGGTAACAGAGAGAGAGGGAGACAGCCTCTTTCGATGGATGAAGTGGTGGGCAATGTGGTGCATATGCGTCATTTTGCCTCTGCTCCTTATTTTTGCTCTAACGAGCTTGCTCTCGATCGTGCACTCAGAGACGCTACTCTGGTTGCCGAGGGGTCAAGGGCTTTTGACCCTTACGTTGCTGGTCGCCGCGTTCAACATGGGGCTTCTGGCTCAAAGGGCAGGCTCGTATGGATGGCGCCGCTTTCTACGACTCTTGTGGCTTCGCGTTATTCGAAAGCCATTTATGATGGAGTCAAGCACCTTCCAGTCTTCGCCTTCGCAACGCGTCGGTCTACTATCGGGGCTGTCCTCTCGGAGTTCCAAACGCGGTTCCAAAGAGTCTACTCGCTAGACTTCTCTGGTTTCGACGCTCGAGTGCCTGCGCGCTTGATCGCCGATGCGTTCGATATCTTGTCCACGTGGCTCGATATTGATGACGAAGATGAGCGAATCCTCGCTCGTGTGATTCACGATTTTATACACTCGCGAATCGTTTTGCCAGATCAATCGATGTGGCAGGTGCACCGAGGGGTTCCGTCGGGTAATCCATTTACCTCCCTCGTAGGCTCCGTCGTCAACTTGCTAGTTTTGAACTACATGTGGATCAAAACTACAGGAGTTGCTCTGAGTGCAGACAGAGTGATGGTACTAGGTGACGACAGCGTATTTGCGACTAACGGCTACGTCTCCCTGCACGAACTTGCTAGTGCGGCAAGTGACATGGGAATGGTCGTTAGCACCGAGAAGAGTACAGTCGCTACTCGATCTTCGGGAGTGGACTTCTTGGGGCATTCTTGGTCGCACGGAAGACCCCATCGGCCCTTGTGGGACCTTGCGATCCGGATGGCGTTTCCTGAACGCCACCTCAAACGCACCAAAGCAGATAGTTGGTTGCGTTTCTTCTGCTACTCAGCCGATGCGGATGAGTGGATTGAACTATTGTACATGATACGCCATAAATATGGTAGTTACATGGACATGGTTCAAGTTCTCTTGCGAGATTCAGAAGCGGAAGTCGTGAATCTAGAGTCGGCACCAGGATACCTGAGGTACCTGGAGGCAGTTGAACCGGAACGCCTGGATGCGGCGGTCAGGGCAGGACCTGCTCTCGCAGTCTACGGGTTGCTGGTTTAACTGTCTGCTGGGGGGATTCCC